GTTGTGTATTGATCCACGCCATCTTTGTTAACCCACTTGCGAGTAGTCATACGACCCGCCACAAAGACCTGTGAGCCTTTCTTTAAGTAGTCGGCACATATTCCTGCCAACTTACCAAACGCCGTGATCCTGACCCATTCTGTCGTTTCTTTGGTTGGTGTCTTGTAACCGACAGCAATTGAGAAATTGCAGATTGCGTTAGAGTCAGCGGTATAACGTACTTCAGGGTCTTTGCCCAATCGCCCAATAAACTCGCAGCGGTTAAGATCAGTTGCCATGTTAAATCTCCCAGTTTGCTTTGAAATCGTCGTATGCAGCTTTCAGCGGAATTTGCTGTTCTTTCAAACAAGACACCCAAGCCTCTTTAAAAATGTCTTTCAGGTTTTCGTAACTAACTGCCGAGGCCATCAACGCCTTTGTGTGATCCAGTTCGATGCCTTTTGGTTTTTCAACCTTTGGCGCAACCTGGTGCGTTTGAGCGTCAGCATCGTTATCGCCTTCCGTTGGAATACAAAAACTCTGCATACACGCATATTTGTAAGCCGCCGACATAGCTTTGTTCGTGGCCTTGTCACCGCTATCCATAGCCTCGCCAAACGTTTTAATTGTGTGCTTGCTACCGTCAGCTGCAACTAGGTCAAACTCGACCTCGACGGTAATGTAAAACAATGCACCGCCTGCTTTGCTTTGACGCTCGACTGATTCTCTATGTAAGACTCTAGGAAGTATGCACAACCCATGCTTTGCTAAGAATGGTGCAAGAGCGTTATACACATCGTCGATACCTCTAAAAGCGTAGCCAGAGCCTTGTGTGTTTTTACGATCTTTTGAGATGCCTTGTGCAGAAAGGTCTTTTTGGACTGCAGAAATTGCTTGGTAGACGTTCATTTATGTACCTTTTATCGTTGTCCTGACGGGTATGCCAGTAAGATAGATATTAAGCTATCTAAATAGATAAGTCAAATAGAAAACAATTATGTTAAGATTGCTACATGAATACAACAGAAATCATCCAAACATTAGGTGGCACGTTTGCTGTAGCCAAGCTCTGCCGTGTCACGCCTTCAAGTGTTAGCCAATGGCGAAACAATGGTTTGCCTGGTGACAAGCTAGTGTTACTAGCCACCGAGCTTGAAAAGAAATCAGACGGTAAGTGGACTCGCAAAGAAATCCCTAACTGGCAACAAATCTGGCCTGAGTTGCATTAGACTGAAAGTGCCTTTAGCAAGCAGAAACTCATCAATGATAAGGGTCGTGTTTCATCAGGTTAGCTTTAGACCTTGACACACCGGAAAGACGGTGGCAGAATTGAGTTGTTATCGTTGCAGATAATTAAGCCGTTTAAGTCTATATATTGAGCCTTCGGGCTGGCATCCTTAAAAAAGATGTTCTGCAACCAATATATAGATTTAAGCGGCTTTTTTGTTTTTTAAAGATAACTGTCAGGGCGCATCAGCTAATAGAGTGACCACTCGTACCCAGAACAGGTTAAGTAAAGATTCAAGGTTGTATCCGGTGTGACCCGCACCTCTAAGTACCGAAAGGGAACAGGATATAGACAGACTAGAGAAATCTAGTAAAACCATTTACTGTAGGTTGTGATCTTTATTACTTGCAAGGACTGCTAGTAATTTAGGGAATCTACGGGTGGGGTGAGATGCCTGCCATAAACCTAACAAGGTACAGGTCTGTCGTAAAGGATTTATCCTCAACTATCACAGTAGCAATACTGCTGGTGGGTGGGTATAAGGGTAGGGTATCTATATTTAAAATAAACAGAGCAAGGGTAATCACTTAGTTAATATCTCTTGATTGATCTGTTTAGATAGCTTAATGTATCCTTTTAAAGGGAATATATGTCAACAGAACAAAAGATATTGCGGTATTGCATTGAGCCTAAAACAACAGTTGATATTGCTGATTATTGTGGCCTTGAAAAGATCAGCATCTACACTCAACTTGCCAAACTTCAGCGCAACAATAAGATCGAGAAACGTGGAGACGGCAGGCGTGGCTCTCCCTGTGTTTATGTCACCATTCGACAAGCACCGACTGCTACACAATCCTCAGACAATTACGAAAACCTCGTTGTTAAACACGCCCACAACCCGTTTGGATTGCGTTTATGAACAAGGCCGACTATATCCATCTGTTTAAAGAAGCCTGTGGTGGTCGCTGCAACGCTGAATACAATCCTTGTGCCTTTCGCCAGGCTGCTGACAATCTAACTAAATTAAAGCCTGTAGGATACATTGGGGACAAAGGTGTACTACTCAACGACACAACGCATCCGCATTTGTATACAGCTCTTTACGCTTTAGGTGGCAATCAAAATGACTCCTGACAACATTCTGCGCTACCTAGAACATGGGTATGTGATGAAGCCACAAGACCAAGTTGAGGCAGCTCAGTACAAGAATCAAACCAATCATTGCGGGAGGGATTGATTGAGTTTGCAGAGCAGATTTTTACATTGCGCCGACAATTAAACGAAGAGGATAAAAATGAAAGAACAACGTGAGTTACAAACATTGATTGACCAACTTGAACAACACATTAAGGCACAAGCCGCAGAAATTGAACGTTTACGCATTGATGCGAATCGTTACCGCTGGTTAAACAAATACACTAGCCAGTTGTTTATGGTGACTGAACCTCAGATGAATTATGAAGTTGATCGTGCCATGTCTGGAGGTGTTAAATGACGATCTGGGACTGGATGTTTGTGTTTTACTTGTCTGCCGCAATCACGGTTGGTGGCATGATCTTTATGTATCACACTAGACGCAAGCCGCCGACCTATCCGAAAGATTGGATTTGTGATGGTTGTGGTCAAGTGTCTAGCGAGTTACGAGATGGAATGTGTGCGTATTGCACCAATTTCTACAAGCCTACGGAACATTGCCGCCAACGGGGAAAGTAGCCCCGACTGGTGCTTGCGTGAACGCTGTTTCACCTGCTACAACGTGGTTGCCCGTCCAAGGTGATTCCATGACTGGCCCGTAGCAACTAGCCAACGTCACGCCGTTTACTTGCTTGCTTTGCTTTGTACACAAGAAACTCCACATATTTGACATTCCTGTGGTTGGCGTGTCACCCACTTTAAACGAGCGAAACACCGCAGGCTGTACCGACCAATCCGGTGCTTGGGGATACGCAGTCAATGGTGGCACACCAAACAGACTCCATACTTTACCCTTTGGTGCGTCACACGATCCTTGCATCAGCGTCATGTTCGCCACAGCATCGCCAGTAAGCACAGGACAGACCGCTACGCCCTCTTTAAACGTCTTGCCTGCCACAGATATAGACTTACCCGTTAAAGTCGTTGGCGAAGCTGCACACAAAGCGTATTCGCCTTTGCAGATGGCAATCTGTGCTTGCGCTGTAGAAAATAGAGCTAAAACCCAAAACAAGATAACGGTACTGACTACAGTAAGCGTTTTCATCATGTCACCTATTTAACTAATTCAAAATGTGGGCTATCGGATTCGCCTCGCTCATGTATGACTGCATCCATGTCCCAATTGCCGCCCCAGCGCAACGTCACGCCAAGCTCTTTAGCTGCCGTAAACATGGTGTTGGCAAGTTGGTCAAAGCGAGGTAGGTCATTCCAATCAATCGGGTAAGGTGCAAGGTCTACAGCGTGACCGTAGCCATCTGCCTGAATACCGTGTGTGCCAGATGTTTGAACCCAAGTCACTACCGCACCAGGCTTAGTACGCCCTTGCGCCCACAGTTCATCTTGTCGAGCTTGCGAGCGCACACCTTCCAAAACCGTAAAGTCTATTGCGCTTAACTCCAAAGCACGATGGACAACAGCCACCAACTTAGGATGTACACCCTTCAGGTTGTTGAGCGAGCGTTCAGAAAAGGTAAACATTATTTCTTCTGTGCGTAGAAAAGAGTGCGATCCCCAAACAGGTAAAAACCTACAGCAGACGCAAAGTTATTGACCGCAGGCGAGTCTTGACCTGTCATCATCATAAATGACCATGTGCCAAGCACCACAGCCGCCACGCCTGGGCGCATTAGCCGAACGATAGCCTCTACCCAAGGGTAAGTCGTTCCTGCGCCTCCAACGCTATTCATCGCCTTAAACATCTCAAGATCAATGCCACGCATTTGAACGTACTCACCAATGTTTACTGGCTTGTATACGTCAGTCTGAATGAATCGACCAATCAGGCTTTTGCCCAAGTCGACCGCTAACGGGCCGAGAGCTGCAAGGATGGTTAGCGGGTCGATGATTTCACCTATCTTGTTTAGAGTCGAGTTTGTCAAATAT